AGGATGGCAGAATCCAAGCCAATCAGACCTTCTTGAATCAGGTCTTCAAGAGTGAGCGTGCCGCTGTACTTCTTGTATTTGCCGGCCACATTGACGGCCAGGCGGATGTTGGAGAGAAAGAAGCGATCACGAGCGCGGCGCCCTTTGTTGATGATGCCCTTCTGCTGTTTGGTGGGCTTTTGAGGGTCACCGATGGCGAGCCAGGCCTGCACCTGACGGGCCAGGGTGATCTCTTCGGCAGCTGTGAGCAGGGGATAGCGGCGCGAGTGCTGGATGATCCAATCGACGGAAGTGCCAGGCGTAGCCATTGGCAGCAGTGTGGGGGAGAAATGGCTAGTGTTTGGGCCTAGACCTTTTTTCGAGGGCTAGGCGGAACCGTAGAGGCAGGCTGCGGTAAGGCCGGCACCGCGTGAGGACCGGCCACCTGCCACCTTTTTGCTTAGACCGTGGCCAAGGTCACCGTGTGCTCTTGGTCCTGGTATTTGCCAGCGCGGTCTTCGTAGCTGACCGAGCAGGGATCGCCTTCAAAGAAGAGCAGCTGACAGATGCCCTCGTTGGCGTAGATGCGGCAGTCCGCACCGGAGGAGTTGGAAAATTCCAGGGTGAGGTGACCGCGCCAGCCAGCTTCGGCGGGGGTCATGTTGGCGATCACACCCATGCGGGCATAGGTGGATTTGCCTAGGCAGATCACCGTGACGTTGGGCGGTACGCAGAGCTTTTCCAAGGCGACGCCCAAGCCGTAGCTGTGGGCTGGCAGCACGAAGTAGCGGCCGCGTTCATCGCTCTGCAGCTCGACGTTGCGCAGGTTCTCGGGGTTGAACGCCTTGGGGTCCATGATTGTGCCCGGCACATGCTGAAACACGCGGAAATCAGCAGGTGACAGGCGGATGTCGTAGCCGTAGGAGCTGCAGCCGTAGCTGAGCACCTTGTGGCTGGCGATCTGCCGGATCAAGGTGGGTTCAAACGGCTGGATCATGCCGGCGTCAGCGCGGACGCGAATCCAGTGGTCAGCTTTGATCACAGGGCTTCTCCGCGTGCTTTGCGGGCCAGCACCCATGCGGCAAACGCCACGATCAAGCTGGCGGTTTGGTTGTTGATCGGTGCCGCGTGGGGGTAGCTATCACGCCACCACTCAGCCAGCAGATCTTCAAGCGTCGGCGTTGTCGTCGTCATGGGTTTGGGTGAGAAGGCCGGTGTAGGTGTTTTTGTGTTTGTGGCCGTTGGGGAGATCAGCGCGGCCGCTGGCTTCGTAGGCAGCGTCTAGGCGGTCTTGCCGCGCTTGCTGCTCAATCGGGTTGCAGTCGGGGTTCATTAGAAGGGCATCGAATTGGTGGATTCAGCCTTGGCCTTTTGATCGCTCACCGCCAGCAGCAGATAGTCATTGCCGGCTTTGCTAGTGCGGGGGCGCAGGTTGGCGCGGAGCTGCACGCAGGGTTGGCCTTTGTCGTTGGCGACCGGGTTCTGCGTTAGCGCCCAGTTGTAGAGCTTCTCGATCTCTTCCACCGGTACATCCGAGGATGCCCAGTAGGCGCCGTCGGCTTTCTTGTCTTGGTTGCAGGTGAACCAAAGGGTGAATGCATCAGGGGCGAAATCAGCCATGAATCAGTTGATGGTGGGAAGGTTGAAGTAACGGCGCAGCGCGTCATGAACTGCACCGCTTGGGGTGAGCTGATGCTCATCCGCGTGTTTGCGGATCAGCTTCATCACGTCCGGCCAGAGGTGGGCGCAGACGGCCACGCTTTTGGTGCTGCGGGCGTACCGCCGCCTGGGCGTTACCGGCTTGCGTTCGCTAGCGCTAGTCATCAAGGGCACACCAGAGGTAGGGCGTGTTGCGGTGGGCATAGAAATCAACAGGGGCAATCGCTAAGCCTTCATCCTGCATGGCGATGAAACTGCGCAGTTGAAGCCAGTACGACTTGACGCGCTGATGGGTGCAAAAGCGGTATTCCGCCGGCACCGCATTGGCTGATTCGGCCCACTGCAGTGAAGTGCCGCAAAGTGCAGCAAGGTAGGCGCCTTGGTTATTCCTCAGCAGCCAATAAACCCGGTGCAGATACGGATCGCTGCAGGAGCTTGAGATCCGCGCGGATGCGTTGGAGGAGGACGCGTTTCGCGCAGTGATTGCCGAAGTACGTGAGCCTTGCATTAAATGCAGCTTCTGCATAAACGTCTGCTCCCGCCGATTCAATGCCTTCAATGGCATCGCATACATGCGCGTGAGCAAGTCGGATGTGCTCATCAGGCGGCAACGGCATGAAGCTGCTCCATCAGGAAGTCGCGGTGCGCGGCGGTCTTGATGTAGTCGGCGGCCTTCTCGTCGGGCGGCAGGCTGAACCGCTCTTGAAAGGCCAGCACGATCTGAGCGCGGCGTTCCTCGCTCACCCTGAGCACGGCCTGCACCAGCTCTTGCACCTCAGCGGCACTGAGCTTCTCGGGGTTCGGCGATGCAGGCTTCTTGGCTGGTGGCTTGCTAGCGCTAGCCGATGCAGGCACGGCAGGGGCGGCCTCTTCGCGCATCGGGTTCTCCACCTCCACCCGCGCCCACAGCTCATACCCCAAGCCAAAGGCAAAGGCTGCAGCGGTGCAGAGGCAGCGGCGGTGCGTGTCGGTCAGCGTCCGCGCTGTGATCCGCTCGAACGGAATCGGGTTGTTGCGGTTGTCCATGCACGCCTGCGGGAAGTCCGGCGTCACCTGATCGCCATTGGCGAAATAGCCAACGACATAACCGGAGCCATCAGGGGCACGCCACACATGGCCGCCATCCGGGGCGGCGCTAAGGGTGAACTGCCAGCCGGGGGCGTGAACGTGCAACAGGTGGGCGATCTTCGCCCAGTTCACATAGTCAGCGGCATAGGAGCCGCTGCCCTTGGTGGAGATGTCATCAGGAGAGATGACCCCACCAAGTTGCGGAAAGTCGGTCATGGATGCGGTGGTATCGGGTGCCGCGTCGCTGCAGCACCCTTGCATCCTAGGCTAGCCAACGCTAGGGGTCAAGTCCCTGATCCATTGCCGCTAGCGCTTTGGCTACCGGATCTAAGCCGTTCACGCAGATCGCCTCCCATTCGCTCGGCGTCCACTGATGCCAGCCGCTCAAGACGTTGCGCAGTAGATCGCGCTGGGCGTTGCTCAGGCTCTGGCAGTGCTGTTCCAGCTCCCTCCATGCCACCGCCGGGCTCAGCCGCTTTTCCTTAGCAATCGCTTGAAACCGCGCTTGGTGTTCAGCGCTCAATGCTTTCGCCGCCTCCTCCGATAACGGCTCCGGTTGCTGCAACCACTCCGGCGCTTCCAGCTCGCCAATGAAGTGCGAGAAGAACTCTGTCGCTCGCCACGGCGTGCCCTTGGCGTCAGTGATCGGCTGCGAATCCTTGAGTCGATCCTTCAGGCGCCGGTCGCTAACGCCGCTGTAGTCCCCTTCAGCCACCCGTGCATTGGCCAGTGCCAGCTGGATGAAGGTGAGCGGCTGCGGCTGATCGGTCTTGGCGTTCTGCAGCTTGTTGAAACTCGAATCGCGCACGGCCGGAAAGCCGGCCTGCTCCCCCCACTCATGCAGCGTGCTGTGAATCCAGCCATTGCGGTTGCACCAAGCCGTGAGAGTGCGGCCAAAGCGCTGGCGGGTGGCTAGCGGTGGATGGCTGTAGCGGTCGTGATCCAATGCTTGTGCTTCGCTAGCGGCTAGCCTACCCCTAAGGATGGGCAGCCGCCTCCCCGGCCCTTAGCCGCACGTCCTGCACTGCTCCATCACTCACCACTACCCGATCCACCCACTGCGACAGCAGCCGCCGCGTCTGCTCCGGTGTCTTGGTCATCTCCGCCCACACCTGCGGTTGATCCAGTGCCTCCAAGGCATCGCTCAGCGTGAAACGGCTGCCGCCATCGCTCACGCACTCCTGCAGCAGCGTGCTCAAGCGCTCCTCTTTCCTCTGGATGACCTCGGCCAGGTCCGCATCCTCCAGCAGCCGCAGGTCACTGATCTGCCCCTGGAGCTGCTTGATCTCGGGGCTGAGCTGCTGCTTGAGCCGCAATTCATCCACCACGCCGCCGTAGGCCAGCAGTTCCCGCTTCTCCCACAACCGCTGCAGCACCGCCTCCAGCACGGTCTCTTCCTTGATCCCCTTGTGCGGACGGATTGGGCACACCTCATGGGTGCAGCGCAGATAGATCGGGCCTGGCTGGCGCGGTTGGTGGTAGTGCATCAACCCGCCGCAATGGCCGCAAAACACCAAGCCGGTCAGCACCCGGCTGCGACGCTTGCGAATCGGCGTTGTGGACCGCACCCGCAGGGACTGCATCACCTGCTGGATTTCCACCTGCTCCTCGTGGCTGACTAGCCCTTCATGGGCGTGCGGGTGAATCTCCTCCACCTCGCCTGGTTTGTTCAGCAGCCGGCTTTTGTTGCCATCGGCATCCAGCTTGTGGCGGAAGGTGCCATACACGCGGCTGCCGGCAATCGCTGGATTCAGTAGCCAACGCCGCAGGCCCTCCAGGCTGCGAAACGCCTGCCCGCATTCCTTGTACTGATAGTCGAAGGCATCGCGCAGGCTGCCGCTGGCCAAGAAGTGCTTCACGATCTGCCGTGCCACCGGCGCCGTCTCGGGGTCCAGTTCGTAGTTGAGCTTGCCCTCGGTGTAGCGGTAGCCAAACGGTGGTTTGCCCGCTTGAGGCTTGAGCTGCTTGCGGGCATACATCTGCCCGTGATGCACCCGCTCACCGATCAGCTCCGATTCCATCTGCGCCATGCCCATCAGCAAGTTGGCGTAGAAGCGCCCCATCGCCGTGGAGAGATCAATGGATTGATCCAGGCAGATCAGGTTCGGCCAGCTGTCTTGGTTGAACAGGCGCAGCAGCTTTCCGCCATGCACCGTGGAGCGGCTCATCCGATCCATGCGGGTGCAGAGCACCGTGTTCAGCAGGCCCTGGCCGCAACACTCCAGCAAACGCTTCAGCTCCGGCCGGTCGTCGCGGGTGCCGGAGGCCACATCCACAAACTCCACCACCGGTTCGCCGAGCTTCTCGGCCTGCTCACGAAGGCGGCTCAGCTGCTGCTCTAAGGCGTGCGCCTGATCCTCGCTTTCGGTGCTGACGCGGGCGTAGATCGCCGTCGTCATCGTTCAATTCGCTCCAGGCTATTCTGTGGCTACAGGCTTAGCCGCGCCAGAGCTGCTTGGCCTGAAACCACAGCCGAAAAGCCGCATGACCACTGCGATCTCAGACCTGACCGCTCAGCCGATCACGCGCAGCACTTTGCTGGAGCTGCTCAGCAGCGACGGCCAGGCCCATGAAAACCTGGGGGCCGGCGTGCGTGAGGCCTGCGTGTGCCTGCACGACGCCGAGAGCTACTACGACCTACCAGCGATTCTGGAGGAGCCTCTGAGCCGCTTCCGCTGGCACCTCGATCAGGCGTTTGCGGCGCTGGAGGATGCCCGCGAGCTGATCTGAACGGCAGGCTTAGCCGAATTGCCACTGGCCCTAGGGAACGCCCCTAGGGCTTTTTGCTGTCTTGACGCGCAGCACATCTGCCTCAGGGCGAATAGTGCGCGCTAGCGCAGCCTAGGGTCTTGATTCGCGCTAGTCCCGCTTTGCGACGGCTAGCCACAACATCCGAATCATGACCGCAGACCTTTCCTACATTTCGCGCCGTCCGCAGCGCCTGACGATCACCGTCTCCCATGCGGTGGCCACGCACTTGATTCAGCAGAGCAACGACCAAGGTCGATCCATCAGCAACCTTGCGGCCTACCTGCTGGAGCGGGCCTTGACGGAGCCGGACAGCGGCCCACCGATCAAGAAACGCTGGCCCGGCCAAGGCTGAGACACGGCCCCGCAAGGGGCCTTTTTCGTGGCGGTGTGCAGCAGTCCTGCGGCGGGTCGCAAGGGACTCGGCGACTAGCGCAGATATGCCTTGCCACTGCGGCTAGCCGTGGCTAGCTTCGGCACCGATCCGTTCAAATCCGTGCAAAACGGTGCAGATCGGTTCAGATCAGTTCAAATCGGTGCCAACTGGCGATGCCCCGGATCAACCTGACCATGCAGCCTGAGCTGTACGACTACATCCTCAAACACAAGCCAAAAGCCCTGTCGCTACCGGCGTTTTGCAGTCTGCTGATCGAGCAGAGCTGGCTAGGGCTTGACAGCGCTAGTAAGCTACCCGCGTACCGTGTCGGTGCGGGAAACACAGGTCACCGGACAACGGAGACAGGCTCTCAACCTCAGCCGGAGCAAAGCTCGGCAGAGGGTCACCTCTCTCCTCCTGAGAAAGTTTTCTCTCCTGACCTTCCCCCTATTGGGATGGGGGATGGTGTCGGGAGGGAGTCTGAGGGAACCCCTAGGAAGGACCCAAAGCAGATTCCGGGCAACCTGCTGGCGCACGACGATCTGATCCGTGATTTCTGGCGGATCAAGGGGGGCAGCAAAGGCGACCGGGCTTGGTCGTTGCTGCTCACCGAGCTGACCAAGATCCAAGAACTGCATGGTGATGCCGTGCTGCGTCAGCAGATCGAGCTGGCGATCAACGGCAAGTGGAAGGGCATCACGCTGGCGAACTTGGAGCGCTTCACGCCGGCACGCCCCACACAGCAGCTCTCGGCCAGCGGCGCACCCATGACCCACATGGAACAGACCGTCGCATCGTTCATCCGCAAACAACGCGCCATGGAGGAAGGCCGTGCTGTCGCTTGAACACTTCTCCGCCACCATGGGCGCCCTTAGCGAGGCCCTGCCTCGTGGCAAGCGCATGGGTGAAGCCACCTATGCCTTGATGTGGGCCACCTTCCCGGCCAAGGCAAAGGAAGACCTCACCCCTGAGATCTGGATGTATGCGGCCGCGCAGCGCCTGCTGGATCCTGACCCGATTGAAGACCTGCCGCTGCCGATGCAGCTGCTGAACTATGTGTTCCGCAACGAGAATGGCCGCGCCAACGTCAGCTGGGGCCTCAAGGCTGATTTGCCCGAGCGCATGGCCAACCCAGATCGCTTCAACCCGCAGCCGGTGCCCGGCCAAGTGGTGCTGCCGCCCGAGCCGGCCGTCACCAACCCGCTGCTGCAGGAGGTGCGCTGGTGAGCCTCGGCCCCCTGTTTGACTTCTCGGCTAGCGCTAGCGAGGCTACCAAGGACAACGCCATCGCCACGGTCGGCGCCAATGCCGGCACCGAGTTCATGGAGCAGGCCAAGGCCGTCATCCTGGAGCGCCTCTCCGGCACTGAGTGCCTCGCTGAGGAGTTCCGCCGTGTCTGCGAAGACGCCGGCATCCGCCCGCACCATCACAACGCTTGGGGCAGCCTGACCAATCAGCTGGTCAAGGCCGGGATCCTGATCGACACCGGCCGCCTAGGCAAAAGCACCAGCGTCCGCAGCCATGCCCGCCGTCAACCGATCTGGAGGGTGCGCTGATGCGCCCAGCCTTTGATCTCAGCAGCGTCCAAGCGCTGCTTCAGCGCGGCATCAATGCGGGCTATTGGACGCTTGAACAACTTGATTACCCACCTCCCGATTACGAACGGCAGATCCTTGACGCTCGACGTTCCCAATACTTCGGCCCGAACTATGAGCCACCAGTCCCCTACTTCAACCCGCTCCGATCCCCCAACACCGGTGAAGCCGTCCAACCGATCAACCCCCGCGACTTTGACGTGGCTGCACCCACTAGGGCTAACGAGGGACCAAGAAACGTGGACCTACCGCCTCTCCAATGGCCACCAGTTCCCGGTGAGCGTCACCAGCCTGATCTCAGCCGTCACCAAGACGGAGGCCCAGATGGAGGCGATCATGGCCACCAAGGCGACCTGGGAGCCACGGGGCAACACGATCCACCGAGCGCTAGAGGTGATGGCGCACCAGCGCTTCAACCCCAACCCACCGCCGAACCTGTCTCCAGCGCCCCATGGTGACTACGGCGCTTGGATTGAACCGCTCCTGGCCCATGAACTCTGGGATCGCATCAGCGTGATCGGCGCTGAGGTGATGGCCTACAGCCTGCGCCGCAACGTCGCCGGCACCGCCGATCTGGTGATCCGCTTTGCCGATGGCACCTACGGCATCGCTGATCTGAAAACCCAAAGCTCTGAGCGCTCCACCCCCTACGACACCCGAGCGCAACTCGGCGCCGGCGTCGAAATGATCGGCGACCACTACCAGCTCCTGATCTCCCGCTGCCTCACGCTCTGGTCACGGCCCGGCAGCCTCGTGATCCAAACCCACACCGCTGACGAGTGCCTGCAGGCCTGGCTGGATGTCTGCGAGCAGTACACCGCGCGCTTTAGGCCGTGGTGACTAGGGCTAGCAAGCAATGCGCGTCTTAGTCGCCTGCGAGTACAGCGGCCGAGTCCGCGATGCCTTCCGCCGTCACGGGCATGACGCTTGGAGCTGTGACCTGCTGCCAACAGAAGTGCCTGGCCCGCACTTCATGGCGCCGGTAGAGCACGTCTTGCATCTGGGCTGGGATTTGATGGTGGCGCACCCGCCCTGTACGCACCTCGCCGTATCGGGCTCGCGTCATTTCCACCGCAAGCAACGCGAGCAGGCCGAAGCTCTCGACTTTGTGCGGCTGCTGATGGCTGCACCAATCCCTCGCTGGTGCATTGAAAACCCGGTGAGTGTGATCAGCTCAGCGATCAGGCCACCCGATCAGATCATCCAGCCTTGGGAATACGGCCACGGTGAAGTCAAGGCCACCTGCCTCTGGCTCAGCAATCTGCCCAAGCTTCGCCCCACTGAATGCGTGGACGGCCGTGAGGCACG